TAATGTTTTTGGTAAAGCAAAAATTCTTGAAACACCACAAGGTCAAATTGTACGTGGATTACTAAATGGTGGAGTTCAACTCGGTGTTTCTACACGTGCACTTGGTTCAGTAAAAGAGGATACCGGTGGAGTAAAAGTAGTACAGTCAGACTTTCAACTCTACGCAGTTGATGTTGTAAGTGATCCATCAGGAATTGATTGCTGGGTCAATGCTATAAATGAATCAACTGAATGGGTTGTAACTGATGATGGAAGAATTCTTGAAAAGAATAAACGGCTATTAAATAAAGGCAGTTTAGATGAAGATCAGAAATTGAAACTTTTTGCAGAGTTCCTTTCGGACATAGCAAAATCTCGTTGATGGTAATCAAACTTTAATTTTATAAATAACAAATCCCGAAAGGAATTAATTAAATGAGCATTGAACAAAAACTAGCAGAACTTGAGCGTCTGGCAGAACAACTAGATGAAGCTAAACGCAGCGTTAAAAAAGAAGCCGCGGAAGACGATAAAGAAGACGAGCCTGATGACAAAGAAAAAGATACCGATTCTGACATCGAGAACGATGACGAAGCTGAGGAATTAGATGAACTGAGCAAAGCGACGGTTGCTCGGTATGCAAAAGCAGCTCCAAAAAGCGCTGCAACATTGAATACTCAAGCCAAAAAGACTGCGACCGCCGGTCTCGACATTATTCAAAAGGGTGCTAACCGCGATCAATCCGATCGCTTATTCTCAATGGCTGGCAACTTAGCCCACAAGGCAGCAAATCGGATGCAGAGTCACAAAAAGGCAATCGGTCGTCTAACCAAGGAAGACTTAGACGAATCCAAAGTCGATCTCGGCGATCTGTTCTCTGGTCAAGAACTAAGCGAAGAATTTAAACAAAAAGCTACTACTGTGTTTGAAGCAGCAGTAGCGGTTCGAGTAAAGCAAGAACTTGCAGAACTCGAAGAAAGTTTTGAACAGCAGCAATTAGATGAAGCTGTTGTTCTTAAAGAGAGTCTAGTCGATAAAGTTGATGGATACCTTGACTATGTAGTCGAGCAGTGGATGAATAAAAACGAACTAGCAATTAATCGTGGAATTAAAACAGAGATTCTTGAGTCTTTTGTTTCTGGCATGAAACAAGTCTTTGAAAGTCATTATATTGATGTACCTGATGAAAAATATGACTTGGTTGAGGCTGTTAAGTCTGAAAAAGAGGATCTTGAGCAACGTCTGAATGAGCAAACAGAATCTATAATGCACTTGAAAAAGAACATTAAAGAAATGCAAAAACAATTTGCAATTGAAGAGTCGTGCAAGGGATTGGCAGAAACTGATGCAGAAAAACTGCGAGTTTTTGCTGAAGAACTTGTATTCTCAACAGTTGATGAATTTACCGAAAAACTTGTGCTGATTCAGGAAAACTATCTTGTAGTCAAAAAACCACATAGTAAGGTGTTAGCTGAAGAATTTATGACTGATGTTCCTATTGAAACAATTCAAGAAAGTGCACGATCTATGGATCCTTCTATGCAACGCTATTTGAAAGCTATTGAAAAATCCGGTTTCTAAATTATCCATTAACTAAAAGGAAAACTAAATGTCTAAAGAACTCGTAAAAAAATGGGCCCCTATCCTAGAAGCAACTTCTATGCCCAAGATCATTGATGAGCAACGCAAAATGGATACAGCCGTCCTGTTGGAAAATCAAGAACGCGCACTGCGTGAAGAACGTGCTGCCCTGTTTGAAGACTCTCCAACCAACTCTTCTGGTATTATGCCTGATACTGGTGGTGTTGCAAAATTTGATCCCGTACTGATCTCGCTGGTACGTCGTGCTGTTCCTGCAATGATTGCTTATGACATGTGCGGTGTACAACCTATGACCCAACCTACCGGCCTGATCTTTGCAATGAAGAGCAAGTACGGTTCGCAAAATGGTACAGAAGCACTGTTCAACGAAGCCGATTCAGCATTCTCCGGTAAAGGAGCCCACGCTGGTTCTCCTGGTGCAGACGGTTCTACTACTGGTACCCCTGTTTCTACTTCTGAAGCCGAAGGAATGGGTTCAAAAGGTGGCGCTGGTTTCAACCAAATGGCATTCTCTATTGAGAAGACTTCGGTTGTTGCTCAAACCCGTGCGCTGAAAGCTGAATACTCTGTTGAACTTGCACAAGACTTGAAAGCAGTTCATGGTTTGGATGCTGAAGCTGAATTGTCTAACATCCTTTCTCAAGAGATCACTAACGAAATTAATCGTGAAGTAATCCGAACAATCTACAACTCTGCTAAAATTGGTGCTCAAGTTGGTACTGCTACTCCTGGTACTTTTGACTTGGATGTTGATTCTAACGGCCGTTGGAGTGTTGAGAAGTTTAAAGGTTTGATGTATCAAATCGAACGCGAAGCAAATGCTATCTATCAAACCACTCGTCGTGGTAAAGGTAATTTCATCGTTTGCTCTGCAGACGTAGCATCCGCTTTGGCAATGGCAGGTGTTCTTGACTATGCTCCTAGCTTGAGCACTGATCTGAAAGTTGACGAAGCTTCTTCTACTTTTGCAGGTGTTCTGAACGGTCGCTATAAAGTTTATGTTGATCCCTTCGCTGCTAACCAAACTGCAGAACAGTTCTTGATGGTTGGTTATAAAGGTACTAGTCGTTTCGACGCAGGTGCTTTCTACTGCCCATACGTGCCATTGCAACTGTATCGTGCAACTGATCCAGAAACTTTCCAACCAAAACTAGCTTTCAAAACCCGTTACGGTTTTGTTTCTAATCCGTTCACTAGCTTGGCTTCTGGTCAGAATTCGTATTTCCGTAAAATCCGTG